TTATATTTTCCAATTGATAACAATGTCCTCAGCTGTCACCTTAACCTTGTTTATAAGCCTTCTAACAAGCACCTTTTGATTTTCGTAGTCCATTGAAAAGACTTTCTCAGCGTTTAGCAGTTTCCTCATATCAGCCTTTCTTTTGTTCTTCCTGAGTGCTGGATCGTTTTCTAGTTCAGTTTCAAGAGTCCCCCTCATGCTTATAAATTCGGCTGACTTGCTCTGTAATTCTTCAAGGGTAATGCGGTCATCTATGTATAGATCGTTAAGTCTGCTCAGTTTCTTTGATAGCTCCTCTATTTGTTTCTTATAGCTCTCACGGTCTATGGTCTCAGCATTGTCTCCTGAAAATATTTTGTCCAGGTAATCAGCGTCATCTTGTAGTTTGCTTATTTCTTTTAGCACAGAGGCCTCTAGCTTGTCTTTGTAGTAAAATCCTGAGTCACACTTTTTATTGTCGTTGTAGGTAGTAACGCCTCTCAGCGTTCGTGGGTGCCTTTGGTGGCATTCATATTTTTTTAACCTGCTCCCATCTTTCCTCTTTACGCCTAACATAATTTTTAAAGGAGCGCCACAATATCCACATTGGGCGATACCGGATAAAATGTACTTAGCTTGGAATGGTCTAGGATTGACATTCTCTGCTGCTGTTCTTTGTCTTATTTTTAGCTCAGATTGAGTCTTATCGTATTCCTCTTTTGAAATAATCGGCTCATGATTACCTGGATAAATTTCTCCCTTATACTGATTGAAACCACAATAGACAGGGTTATCGAGTATGGTTCTGACCGCCCGATAGCTCCAAGGCACATGCTTTGGGTATTTCTCATTTAGATCATCTCTCAACTTAGTAATAGATCTCCCTCTCAGGTAACTCTCAAAGATAAACTTAATGGTCAGAGCCTGAGCTGGATTGATGGTCACTGTGCCTGTCTCTTTGTGGTAATCGTAACCATAGGATGTCTTAGCCCACATCATGGATTTACCAGATTTGGCACGTCCTAGCTTGCCAAGTTGCATGCGTTCCTTGATTTGCTCCCTTTCTAGCTGAGCAAAGACGCTCAAGAGTCCAATCATAGCCTTACCAAAAGGAGTAGAGGTGTCAAAGTTCTCCTGCAAGCTCAGAAATTCAATCCCATTCTTGATGAATACATCCTCAATCAAGTGAAGCGTGTCTTTTTGACTACGGCTAAGACGGTCCAGCTTATAGACTAGAACTGTGTCAAATTTTCTTTTTTTAGCGTCTTTGATAAGACTTTCTAGCGCTGGTCTGTCAGTATTGGATCCTGAGAAACCTCCATCAGTATATACTTTGTATACATTCCAGTCTTTAATGTCGCAGTAGCTAGAGAGCTTGTCTTTTTGCTCATCTATAGAGTATCCCTCCTCAACCTGGTTTGTCGTCGATACCCTGACATATATAGCTACTTTATTTGTTGTTATCATAGTAGTACCTCTTTCAAAATTTCCTAAAAAATGATAAAATGGGTACAAGAAAAGACATCATGAGAGGTTATCTCCATGAAAATCTTTTCCTGTCACATGCCTCACGCTCAGAAGTTTGCCGACCGAGAGCGTGGGGCTTTTTTGAGTTATTTCCATTTTGGAAACAGTTGGTTTTATTCTTTCGATAAGTGTTGTTGAAGAATTAAGGCCACGTTGGCTTTCTCTTCCTCTGTCATAGGAGGTTCGTTTGGATCGTCTACCGAAAACTCGATAGCATGCCATTTATCATTTACTCTAATCCACTCTCTTCGTCTGTGGCATTTGCAATCTAGGTTGTGTTTAATCACTTCCATCGGTCTACTTTCGTTACTCATGTTATTTCTCCCTATACACACTGACAACTTCCCCAATAGTTCGGATGTCGTTGCTTTCGTCTAGGTGTATATCCTCATAATCTGGATTCAAGCTTTCCAGATATCCCTGACGCAGTTTCTTAACATAGTTAGCGCCGTCTACTTGGAAGATGCCGATAGTGTTATAATCAACCTGTTGGGTATTCTTTATAAAAAGATAGTCACCATTCTTTATCTTTGGCTCCATAGAGTTGCCGACGACATAAGCGATAGCGTCGTAGTCGTCTGGGATTTCATCCTCATAGAACGAAACCTCCATATCTAAATCGTCGTCCTGTATCGAACCACTACCAGCAGAGACAACCCCAGTAACACGTCGGTAAGTAGTCTGTCTGTAGTCGTCCAGTCTGATGATGTTCTCCGATACTTCGTTTATCTTCGTTTCTTCTTCGTTCCTCTGCTCTTTCAGTTGCCTCTTTGCATAATTCAGGACTTTGCCCTGTCTAGGTGGTTCTAGTTCGTCGTAGATGGTTTGGATTGGGGATTTTGAAAGAAGAGCTGGAGTAGCGTTGATTTGAATTTCTTGATCATCATCAAGCATATCAATTAAATCTTCTGTAGAAATTTGCATTCCTTTAGCAATTTTTTCTATTGTGTCATAAGATGGGACAATGGGCTTTTTCGATTTCGGATGTTCATTTTTTTCAAGCATAGAAATATATCCTTTTGTTAAATCAGATAATTCACAAAAAGCATCCATTGATAATTTATGCTCTGTTCTATATGATTTTAGCAATTCTCCTAACTTCATTTAAAACCCCTTTCTATATATTGTTTAATCCATTATACATCTTTAAATAAAAAAAGTAAATTTTTTTGTTTAACACACTTGACATTTTGTGTTTAACGTGTTAAACTATAATCAAGCTTAAGGAAATAACAAAAACAAACCGGAGGGAAACACCATGAACACATTAAACGAGAAAGCAATCAACATCTTTAAAGCAGTAGCTAAGGAAACTTTAATCCAAGGTACTTACGAGGAAAACTTCCTTTACAGCCAGCTTGAAGCATTCTGTACTAACTGCCGTCAATTCGCTTTTGGATGGACAGAGTTAGCAGAGGAGATTGAACGCCAAGAGCGTTACCTTCTCGATTCTGGTTTCACTCAAGAGGAAATCGATGACATTCGTTTTGATGCAGCATTTGCAGGAATGCTTGATAAATTAAATGTAGCCTGATTGGTATCACCAAGGTTCGAATCCTTGGCAGGTTGTTGCTCATAGAGCAAAAGAAAAAGAAAGGAGAAGAAAGATGGACGAATTAGAAAGAACAGCCCTCAATGAGATATTGAGGACCGTGACATATATTGCTGAGAAAGTGGACGAACTAGATTCTAAGATTTCTTTGAACGATTCACAAGTTCCTGAGCAATAAAAAAAGTCTTAACCTACTTTACACTAGGTCAAGACTTGCACACTTTGATAAGGTTTCACAGTCGGTGTAAAGCAACTGGTTGAAACTTCGCTGGTCATGCGTCCAGCACTGCAATCAACGTGGTTTGGCTAGTCTTTGAGTGTCGCTCGGTAGTTATCTGTCAGTCCCGCTATAAGCAGAGCTGCAGTCCCTCTTATAGTCAGCGACAGGCTCCGTGCAGTCACACTCGCAGTAAAAACGCGTTGGTTACCTAGCCAAACTGAATCACTGAACCACAGTCCCCTTCAAAAATTTTGCCAATTTGCATCAGCTCCTTTCTTGTTAAGGATAATATAAATATATACTGTTTTTGAAGGGGTTACATCGGTCTTAAGACCGATTTTTGGAGACGGTCATGGAAGATAAAATCATCGAACTTGCTGATTACTTCATCAGCGAAAACACAACGTACAGAGAAGCTAAAATAGCGTGTGAGAAGCTATTGAAACAAGTCAGCCATGAGATAGAACTCAGGGCGCTAGAGAGTGAGACGAAGGTATGACAAAAACGATTGCGATAAATACATCAGAGCACGATGTGCTGCTGACGGCAAGAAAAACCCACCCTGCTGTATTCGTCGATGGAATGTTTTTGGACGGAGTAGAGCGAGTGGAATTTACGAATCGTTTTCTAGAGAGTTGTGAAGTTGTTTTAACGTTTAACGATAGAGTTGAAACCAATCCCTTCCCTCTAAATGATATTACTTTATTAGAAAAGTTATTTGGAAAGGCTTCGAACGGACAATCCTTACGGGATATTGTCTTGCAAACTCTTGAAGATGGAAATTAGTATCTAGTCCATCAAAGAACGACACATGTATACTGAAGCTTTCTTTACCATCTTTCTTGGCTCTTTCGTACTCTTTGCCAAGGACAATCAGAGAAGCTTCTAATTGATAATCAGTCATAACATTACCTCCTTTCTGACTACATTATAGCAGAAATCACGGAGGGTAACTATTAACACAAGGGGGTGAGTGCGTGCAAGGAGAACGTTTAAGAAAATGGCGTGAAAAAGAGAAAATGTCTCAAGAGGAACTTGCAGAGAAGTCAAATGTTTCTCGAACAACAATACACTTAATTGAATCAGGTCAGTCGTCAACAGTGAAAATTCGAACACTTCAAAAATTAGCAGTAGTTTTTAATAAGCAAGTGAAAGATTTTTTTTAAAGAAAATGTTTAACAAATTAAACAAAAAAGAAAGGAGAGCGTATGACAGACTTTAAAAATTTAGATTGTCAATTTATCTTTCAAGAACGCGACTGAAAATTATACTGCTGTTAGTAATAACTTTATCAATGACCCAAAACTGGACTTTACAGCTGTTGGTATTATGATGGTTGTTCTAGCTAACCACCCTAACTGGCAAGTCTATCCAGATGAAATAGCTAAACGAAAAGGTGTTAACCGAAAGACAATCGATAAGTATTTCAAAATCTTTGAAGAGGCTGGATATTTACGAAAAATAAGAAAAAAACCTCCTGGAAATGGAGGGAGTCATATATTCAGATTCTTTTCAGATGTAAAAATATCTGATTTCCAATTCGATATTATGAAACAGAGATTGAACCTATCTATCAAAAGGGCGTCTATGAATTATAATTCTGACATTCCAAAAAGTGAGATGTCAGAAAGTGAGATGTCAGAAAGTGAGATGTCAGATTTTGGGCACTAATAAATACTAACTAACAACAAGTATTAAATAACAATAAATATTAAAAGACAACCAGTCCTACTTCTCTAAATAAATAAAAGAGAGGGTAGAAAAAATAAATACAAAGGAGGTGAGGAAATGAGACCAAGACGATATCCGTATAGTGGGAAAAAAGAGTCCACCTTTGTAAAGGCCGACCCTGAGTTAGTTGAAAAACTTTTAAGAAACACTAGTTTTCTTGAGTGTTTACAAAAAAAGCCTATCAATTTTCAGATAGACTCAGAAGAATTTAAGCGTCTTAGCTATGAAGCCATTCATGATACTTCTCAAGTAACTCAATAGGAGGAAGGAATAAAAGGAATACTATGAACGAACTCATCAACGTAACCCTGAATGACAATCAGGAGCCAGTAGTGTCAGGAAGACAACTACATGAGGCGCTGGGTGTTAATTCAAGATATACAACATGGTTTGACCGTATGAAGGAATACGGATTTACAGAAGGTCAGGACTTTCTCCCAAATTTGGGAAAAAGTACAGGAGGGCGACAAGCTACTGACCACATCATCAAGCTAGACATGGCCAAGGAAATTGCTATGATCCAGCGGACGGAGAGAGGCAAGCAAGTCCGACAATACTTTATCCAAGTAGAAAAAGACTTTAATAGCCCTGAGAAAATCATGGCAAGAGCATTGCTCATGGCTGATCAGAAAGTCCACAAGCTAGAGGCTCAGATTGAGGCTGACCGTCCTAAGGTGCTATTTGCAGACGCAGTAAGTGCAAGCCATACATCTATCTTGGTTGGCGAACTTGCCAAGCTCATTAGCCAAAACGGCTACAAAATCGGTGCCAATCGCCTCTTTTCTTGGATGCGCGAAAATGGCTACCTGATTAAGCGCAAAGGCTCAGATTGGAACGTGCCAACCCAACGTAGCATGGACTTGAAACTCTTTGAAATCATGGAAACAAACGTGCAACACGCAGATGGACATATCACTGTGAACAAGACACCAAAGGTCACAGGCAAAGGACAACAGTATTTTATCAATAAGTTCCTTAATCAGGAATACTTGACAGGATAAAAACAAAAGCCCCTCTGGAACGGCAATTCCATTGAGGGACTAAGCAAAATACTTTACGAGGTAATTATATCATGAAAACAGTAAAAAAGGAATGGGAGCCACGGATTGTAAACATCATGGCAGATGGTTCTCAAGTTGATGATTTGACAGGCTATGTCATCCCTGCTGGTCATTCGTACTATGACATTATTTTAGGCATGAACAAGCAATCTAACGAGGAGGGCGTAGCTTAATGAAATTACTTACTAAATTAAAACTCAGACTCGAAGGTGTTATTAAATCAGTCAACCTTGACTGGAGAGAGGTTGCTATTGAGGTTAGCAATGACCTTCTCGAAGAGCGCAAACGTCGCTTTATGCGTGAGCAAGAAAACCATGACTTGAAACAAGAGCTTGCTGCCTACAAGTACAAAGAAAACTTTGATATCAAGGCTAGACTGCAAGGAGAAGTGTAGATGTACATTATATCGATTTATGTCAAGAATACTGAAACTGGAAACGAGGATTTCAGTTTGATTGGACGTGATTTCTTACCGACGGGGCACCAAGACTATATTGCAAGAGTTTTTGAAACAAAAGAAGAAGCGATTGATTACTTAAAATCTATATCTTACATCGCATCAGGTGTTCATGGTAACGATTGGGTTTATCAAAATGAAAAACTACCAGAAATTGAGTCACGTTGCCGAATTTGGAAAGTAGGAGAATAAAAGGAGAACAATATGTTTAAAGCACTAAAAACAATCAAAAAAATCAAACAGCTTCAGAAAGAAATGCACGATGTCAGTTTAGCCTTTCTGGCTCTACAAGATGTCGGATTGATGCCAGAGGATGAAAGAAGCAAGGCGAAGGCTCAAACAATGCACGATGTAAGCCACATGCTCAAGGACGTCCTGGGCGGCAAGTCGGTAGATGAAGCCATGAAGCGTCTAAATAGCGAAGTGAAAATTGAAGATGTGGAGCAGGAAGATGACTAGAATTGAACTTGAAAACCGTGTATGGCTTTTGGCTAATCATGAAGAAAAAAACGAATTGCTGGATCTTGGGCTAACGTCAAAGACCAGATATGTGAAGCGAGTTCTGGAACTAGGAAAGGTGTATGCTCATGTTTGATTACGACAGAGACATAATGCAGCCTCCTGAACCCAGAGAAGAACATGACCCAGCTGATTGGATTTTCAGCGCTGGTCAATGGATCTATGTAGGAGATTGTTAGCCTAAAGGAGAAAAAAATGACGCAGATGACCAATAAAGGAAAGTCGTTCATAAGAGCAGAGATCTCTGAAAAACAAAAAGAATATATCAGACTTCTTGCTGAATTGAGAGGCGTGACAACACAAGAACTTCTAGGTCAAGTTGTAGAACGCTTCATTGACCGGAATTTGCAACTTATTCAAGATTACAAAAATGAATTAGATGACTTAAATAGTAAGTCTAGACGCAGAATTGACATGAACACATAGGAGAAAACAAGATGACTAATAATCAATTAGCAACACAGATAAAACGTGACATCACTACTGATCCAAGTTTATTGACTGGGGCAGACATCAAAAAGTATTTTGACCCACAAAACCTACTGACTGAAAAACAAGTAGGTCAGGCTCTAGCCTTGTGTAAAGGTCGCAATCTTAACCCATTTGCTAACGAGGTCTACATTGTAGCCTATCAAAACAATAGCGGCACAGAGTTCAGCTTGATTGTCTCAAAAGAGGCATTTATGAAACGTGCTGAACGTTGTGAGGGATATGATGGTTTTGAGGCTGGAATTACTGTCATGAGAAATGGAGAAATGATAGAGATTGAGGGCTCTCTTAAATTACCTGAGGACATTCTAATAGGTGGTTGGGCCGTTGTCTATCGTAAAGACCGTTCACACAGATATAAGGTCACAGTTGACTTTAATGAGTATGTCAAAACAGACAGAAATGGCAATCCACGGAGCACTTGGAAATCAATGCCAGCCACTATGATCAGAAAAACAGCTCTAGTGCAGACTCTTAGAGAGGCTTTCCCTGACGAACTTGGGAACATGTATACAGACATCGATGGTGGAGATACATTTGACGCAATCAAAGACGTCACACCTCAAGAGAGCCGTGAGGATGTCGTAGCACGCAAGATGGCTCAGATTGATCAATTCAACAAAGAGCAAGAGGCAAATCATGCAGATCCTGAACCTACTCAAAATGAGGATCCAATCCAGGGCGAGTTGCTAGACGGTGAACTTGAATATTAGGAGGACAACATGCAAGAATTACAGGTAAAAGTAACACAAGCACAGGTTGAAATCATTGACCGTGAGAAATTTGAGCAGAATATCAATGAGGTTGTAGCAAAGTATCAAAATTACACGGTTACGGCTGCAACTATCAAGGATGACAAGCAGACACTTGCCGATCTACGAAAATTAGACAAGCAGGTTTCTGATGAACGGATCAGGAATAAGAAAGTCTTATCTGAACCAGCTGATGAATTTGACAAGTATGTCAAGAATGCCATCCAGCCTCTAAAAGACATCATTACCAAAATTGCTGGTGATGTCAAAGAGTTTGAAGAACATCAAAAGGCTGTCCGAATTGACACAGTCAAAGGCTACCTAGCCAACAAATCAGCTGAGTACATGCTGGATCCTCGTCTCTTTGATGAAAAGGCCCTTGAGTATGTCAAAGCTAGCGATTTTATGGCAGATGGCGTGACGCTTAAAAAAGCCACTATGAAGTCACTTGATGACATGGTCACATTTGAATTTCAGAAACAACAAGAATTTGAAAAAGCCAAGTCAGCTATTTCAGGGTTATGTGCTGAGTATGGCATGACTGACTCACCTTACATTAGACAGCTGAAAGACTTGACTCTTGCTGAAGTCTTTCAACAAATCAAAGCTGATTATGAGTTTGAAAAGCAAAAGGAAGAACTCAGACAGGCTCTAGAACGAGCAGAGCGATCTAATCAGGAGCTTTTAGCAGCCCAACAAACCAAACAGCAAGAACAGGCTCCAAAATCAACGGAAACCCCAAATTTTGACCCAGAAACGGGCAAAATCTTGGACGGTGGACAAATCCTCCAAAATGAGCCTAACGCTCTTAGAGGGGCTGAAAATGACCTAAAACGATATGCCCAAAAAATGACTTTAGAGGTGTATTTTGTAGACACAGCCGAAAAAGACTGTTTCAAGGCTGGTCTAAGTAAACTCGGATTTGATTTTAAAAAGAACTATCAAGTCAGCGGTTATCAACGTATCGATCCATTAACTCAGGCTGAGCTAAATGAACAATGTGGGTGGTAAGTATGACAGAAATTGAAAAAATTTCAGAAGAATTGGCTGAATATGGGGTGCCTGATGAGTTAATAGGAAAAATAGAGGACCTATTAGCGACTCTGTATGGCGAAAAAAGGAAATTGGAGATAGAAAAATCTTGGGATATTTCTCCAGAGTCAATGGGGAGGGTAACCATGGACATCAGAAAAATATCTGACAGCGTAGCCATCTACTCGGACGGCAAGAAATTGCAGGTTATCCACAACCTAGGGGATGAGTTTATCCTTGATTTCAATGTGGGAGAGGATAGCGTCTGGAACCTCAATGGCCAAGTCGTAGAAATTATTGACATGATTGAGCCTGTCTTTAAAGTTTTCAGCTTTTGCTCAAAATCTGGAGAGGGTATGCAACGCTTAAAACATGCTATCGTCCACTTTGAAAAATTTGAGCAGTACATCAGAGATAATCAGGAAGACCTGATGATCTGGTGGCACAATCCAGGAGGGGAATATGATTAAAACCGTATTTTTTTCATGTGATTATCCACATCATGAGGTGATTGACGACCAAATAAATAGCTGGCTTGCCGAAAATCCAGGCATTAAGTTGATTGACATCAAATTTCAATCAAATGTGTCTGCTGTCGCTGACAGTGGAGTCAGTGCTGAATATTGGCATACATCCGCATTGATTATTTACAAAGTTCCCTCAGAGAACAATATAAGCAGTATTAATTCAAATGGTTTAGGTTTTATAATCAGCTGTGAGAAATGTGGTAGCTTATCAATAATCAAGGGAAAAGATGTAGGTCAAAATGTATGTTATGAATGCAAAGGAGAGAAATAATGAATGATTTTATCAAAGAGATTGGGATGGCTATCCTATGGATGTTTTTAGGGTATCTCTTGGGAGAGCGTAGCACTAGAGGGGGACAAATCAGATGATCAATAACGTCACACTGGTTGGGAGGCTTGTAGCGCCTCCTGATCTACGAAAAACGCCTAATAATGTATCTAGTTTACAGGGCACGCTTGCAGTCAATCGCAATTTCAAAAACGAAAATGGAGAGCGTGAGGCTGATTTTATCAATTTTCAAGCTTGGAGAGGTACAGCTGACATCATTGCTCAGTATTGCAGCAAGGGCTCACTTATTGGGATCATTGGGCGCTTACAAGTTAGGTCTTACGAGAAAGACGGTCAGCGTCGATATGTGACTGAAGTAATCGCTGAGAGTGTAGCTCTGCTAGAGAGTCGCAACAGTCAGCACGGACAAGGCAACAGTTTCCAAAACGGGAATAGCTCACCTTTTACCGATCCTAACCCCTTTGACCTCCCAAATGACGGTTTGCCGTTTTAGGAGGGACAGTTAGTGGAAATAGATAAGATTATAAAAAAAGATGTTTTGGAATTTATGGAAACAATTCCTGATAATAAAATTGATTTAATCGTAACAGACCCGCCTTATTTGATAAATTATAAAACAAATTGGCGGAAAGAAAAGCATAAATTTTCAAATGTTATCAAAAATGATAACAATCCTGAATTGATAAAAGAGTATATAAAAGAGTGTTATCGAATTTTAAAAGATGATACGGCTATTTATATATTCTGTTCATTTGACAAGGTTGATTTTTTTAAAAAAGAAATTGAAAAGTATTTTTCAGTAAAAAATATTATTATATGGCGAAAAAATAATCATACCGCTGGCGATTTAGAGGCGCAGTTTGGAAAACAGTACGAGATGATTATATTGGCAAACAAAGGACGGAAGAAATTCAACGGTGAGCGACTGACAGATGTTTGGGATTTCAAGAGAGTAAGTTCAGATAAACTACTCCATCAAAATCAAAAACCTATTGAATTGATAAAACGATGTATTGTTAAACATTCTGATGTTGGGGATACTGTTTTTGATGGTTTCATGGGAAGCGGTACGACAGCATTAGCAGCGTTAGAAACGGATAGGCATTTTATAGGAACTGAAATAGATGAATATTATTTTGGTATAGCAGAGGAGCGGATAAAAAACCACAACGCTCAATTAAGTTTATTTGATGAGGTATGAGATGGAGTGGACGGATTGGGTGGATTGGAAACCTGAAACCAAAACGGACATCAAGATCAAAATTGAAAATGACGGGTACACTTTTCCACATTACGACAAGAAAAACAATGGCGTCAAGTATGTGATTTCTACAATGGACATCAAACAAGACTGTCTAAGACTTGGAGTACCGTTTGAAGATGTGTACCCTTTGCAAACGACACTTTTTTAACAGGAGAAAGAACATGGCAAGTAAAATCAATGTGACAGAATGTATTGCTATCATCATTGAGAAACAAAAAATAGAGGTCGTTACGACTCTAAACTATGATATGAGCATTAGCTTTGATAACAAAGACACGGCTCCTACACTAGATGACAATGGTGACCTTTTTGAACCGGTCTACAAGTGCAAAGTTAAGGCAATTCCCAAAAATGATGTATTTTTCACCTCATTAACACGGGTCAAGAGCAACATCAAGACGCTACAAGAGGTTAAAAAATTCTTTGAGTTCGTAAACGAAAACAGAGAAAATCTCTTTGAGATGGCAGGATTTAAGGGGGCTCTTGAATGAAATTGACCCTGAACATTGAGCCTAAACCTCAATCACGGCCAAGGTTTGCAAGACGTGGGAGTTTTACCACAACTTACGAAGACAAGGATATGAAAACATGGCGCAATCATTGCCAGCTGCTCATTGCTAATCAGTACATGGGTCAGCCTATCCTTGAGGGAGCTTTGAGGACACGGCTTAGATTTTATATCAAACCTCCTCAGTACATTTCTAAAGTCAAGAAGAACCAACAGGCCCTCCTGGATGAAATTATACCAGTAGGCAAAAAGCCTGACATAGATAACTACGAAAAAGCGCTATATGACAGCATGTCAGGGATCGTCTTCCAGGACGACGGTCAGATAGCGCTACATGATGTAGGCAAGTTCTACAGTCTAAATCCACGGATAGAGGTTGAGATTGAGGTCATGAAATCCCTGAGTATTTGAAGAAATGAGGAGCAGATGGCTGACTACGCATTATATCAAGGTGATGTGTTTGTTACGCTTGGAACATTAGCGCAGATCAGTAGCGAGACAGGAATTACTGAAAGGATGTTAAAGTATTACACTTACACATCACACCAAAGACGACACCCAAACGGTAGGGCCGTTATTAAAATTGAGGAGGAAGATAATGAGAATTAAGACGGAAAGCGGAGGAGTTGGAAGATGATGGAAGAGTTAAAGCAAAAAGTTAATGAAGTATACAACTGGACGGTAGAAGACGGGAAGCCGCAACCTCCCAAGCAAGATTTACCACAAGCAGTAAAAGACCGGGTGGACTATTTTTGGGAAATGGCAGAAGATGGTATGACGTTTATGGGAGCGATGGAATGCATCTTCGCTGATGAAAAGCCTACAGACTATGATTTGGGAGCTACTAAGGGTTGGTTGCCAAAATCTAAGGAGTTTGATGATTGGGTTGGCTATTCGCCAAGCATGGCTCAGGTAGTTATTGCAGTTTATTTGATTTATAGAGGAAACTAAGATGAATAAGCAGGAATTGATTAAAAAATTAGAGGAACGAAGAACAATAATTGGGAATTTTCAAGGTTATGCAGTTTGGTGGAAGGATGTAAAAGAAATCTTTGAACAACTAGACGAACTGCAACCAGTCAAAGTTCCGCAGTGTGTGGCGGAATATATAGAATTTAAAAAGAAAAACAATTTTCATGTTTACGGTGCAATGAGAGTAATTGAAGATCATTATGATAAGAAAGTTCCTGATTGGTTTTACGAAAATAACATCGAAAAATTCTGTCTTGCTTGGCTTAACGGCTACGAGGTCGAAAAAGAGAAGCGGTATTTTGTTAAGATTAAAGGGAATATTAAAGAAAATATGTTGGTTTATGGAGAACTTTTGAAAAGGTATTTCTTTACAAAAAGCTTTATTTTAGACGATGTTATATATTCCCACACTCGTAAAGAACTAGAAGACGCAAACTTCGGCTGGGTGTTTGATTGTGAAGGAATTGAGATTGAGGAGGTGGAGTGATGACACAAACACTTGAAGAAGGAATGAAGAATCAAAGTAAATGCATAAAAGTCCCAAGGGAAATCAGACCGTTTGATATAGGGTATCGAATAGTGAACAAATACGGTCAAGCGCTCGCTTTAAGAAATGGGGCAAGTATATTCGATTTGCCTTTTCTGGCTGAAAAAGCTATAGAAAAAGAGTTTGGGAAGAATGATCCAGACTTTGACATCGGAAAGCATTCTGTTGAAGAGGTCGCTATTGTCAATTTAAGTAAATTTCATAGTTACTTTGAGGGGGTGGAGTGATGTCATGTAGTGAAAATTTAAAAAAAGAAAAAGAATTGACTGCTGCTATTTCAAATTTCAAGATAGAAGTCTTACAAAATGATGATAAATTGAGCAGTCTATCATTAAGCAACATCAAAAGGCAAGCAAGGGATCTATATGAATGCTTAGTATGGTTGCAGTATAATGCGGAGGAATCAGGTAGATGAGTTATGATTTGGAAATATTAGTAAAAATAGAGAGTGGAGATTATATTTGTATCGCTGAACCTAAATATAGTTCTCCGACCTACAATCTTGGAAGAATGTTTAGAGTTGCTATGAACTGGGATTTTGATCAAGACACTACGTACAACATCGCTGATGTTTTAGATAACATTCAACGCGGTATCTCTGAACTAGAACGGTACCCTGAAAAGTATGTGCAGTATGAACCTGAAAATAGATGGGGAACAGTTAGCGTTGCATTGGAGGTTTTAAAGTCACTGAAAGAGTGTATTTTAGAACAAGATATTGATACGAAATATTTATATATGAGGTGGTAATATGAGACGATTCATAGCTATCTGGATTCTTGTCTCTGCCGGATTGAACATCTGGCATATGGACAGGATTCGAGATTTGGAAGAGAAAAAGCCGATGGTTGTCTATAAAGCTGATAACGCTGGCGCTGAGATATTCGGGCGTGTCGTTGAAAAAGGACGGCATGGGAAGTTGTATACAGTAACTATCAGAGACTATGGGATTTTCGTAGTTACGAAGGACGTGTATGAGAAAGTGAAAGTTGGGGATGAGGTGTTACTCTAATGGATGATATTTTACAAGCTTTAGCAAAAATGCTAAATATGACTGTTGATGAAGTAAGTTCTTTGCTTACAACATTTAAAGGGAATGCACCACAGATTTATGAAATGTTCGTTAAAGAAAAGATGTTTTATGATCTCTTCAGTCTTTTTCAAATCATGTCAATTGTAATATTTAGTGTTTCTGCAGTAGTTTTAGCAGTTTTAACTCTCATATATTTTACATACGATGGTGGTTTTGTTTATTCCTATGATATACGTACAGGAAAAACCGAGGAAGAAATTAAATTAGAACGCATTGAACGGAAAAGAAAGGACTTAAAAATACCACTAAAAATTAGTTGCATTTCATCAAGCGCAAGCTTGATAACATTAGTTATTGCAATTGTTTTAAAAGCAACTCTTGCACCTAATTATATATTCATCGTGAATGAGATTTTACCAAAATTAACGAAGAGATAGGAGTTATCATGAACACAATAGAGAAAGTCAAACAATGGTTTATTGACCGTGATTTAGAAAACGGTAGGGTCGTTGGATTGATGGTGCTTTCGTCAAAGAGGAGGATTTGGCATGATACCGAAATTTAGAGTGTGGCATTATGAATTAGGTAGACTGATGTCAGTCAAATGTATGTTTTTTCAGGATAGCGAGATTGAAGAATTTGAGTTAAACGATGCTTTAATGAATGATTACATTACAGCTTATCCTGATGAAATCGAACTCATGCAATCAACAGGACTCAAAGACAAGAACGGCAAGGAGGTATTCATCGGTGACATCGTTAAATGTACAAGAGGATGTCTCCATGAAGTGTATTTAGAAAAAGAATACGGTGGTACATTCATAGGTGGCATGCCTGCAGTTTATCTAAAAGGATTGAGTGAAGGATATGCGTGGACCGGATATGAGAAAATCATCGGCAACGTCTATGAAAACAAGGAGCTTTTGGAGGACGCAAATGAGACCTTGTAAATATCCATATTCAGGAAGAAGAAAAAGGCAAAAAGTCTCGTCGCCAATATTTTCTGCACGACCAATTTTTAACGAAGTTCCAATTGTAGAAGAAGTTAAGGTTGAGTTCGGAGTTGAAGCTAGTATGGGGCGCATATATCCAGAAACGTTAATACATTTAGATATTTCTGGATACGGAAATAGAGTGCATTCAGTACATCGCTTCCCCGGTATTTTACTGAGTGTTGGTGAGTCAATCCAACTAAAGATGCTTTTCTATAAAAGACTTAGAAATTTTACTACAGATCGTTTCTTGACGTTTAGAGAATCTGATTGGAAGTTCTTTATCCGGGACCTGGTCAACGAATTTAAGCATTAAAAAAAGCCAAGGCACTCTCTACCTCAGCAATAATTTCAAACAATATTATTATATCACAAAGGAGATAGAGAGTGAACAAGGCTAAAGAGCTCTTGAAAGAGTTGCAGGATCTGGACATGGACATCCAAAGCCGTATAGACGAAATTAACGAGCTTGAGGCAGGTTTGCTCTCAAGCTCCAAGTGGATTGACGTCAAAGTCCAAGGTGGTCAAGCTAGAAAAGTTGATGATGTCTATACTCAGCTTGTCGTGATGAAAGAGGCTATAGAACAGGATACTAAAGAGGTTATCAACAGAAAGCTCCAACTAGGTAGGATGATCAATAGGCTTAAAAATCCAAAACATAGAACTATTTTGAGAATGACTTACATCAATAAGATGTACGTTGATGACATCTGTGACAGCATGAGGGGCATAAGTTCTCCTACTTACTATCGTTTGAAGAAACAGGCAGTAAAGGAGCTTGATATTATTATTTCAGAATTGATAGTAAATGATAGTAACTGTACAGGCATGAAGTCTAAAATCTGTTAAAATGGTAGTATCAAGAATTGAAAAGAGAGGTCTCAGAATTGGTAGATGGTTACCTGTAATGTCAGGGGGCTGTAATGGCCTTGGAGGTTCAAGTCCTCCCCTCTCCTTTGAGTGTTTGTGTCCCAGAATGGGGTAGGCAACAGGCTTAGCATTCATATATCACTCATTAACTTAAAAATGGTTGCAGTAGCGACTGGACCTCGCATGATTGCGTAGCTAATTATATTCCGGATAAGTTATAAGCTAGAGGGTTTGATTCCCTCAGAGGTTGTAAAGACTACAAAAAATAAAAAAGAAGTCAAAATTTAATACGCACGCAAGGTTGTAGTCGCCTTGCAAGAAGGTCGCACATCGTGTGGCTTTTTTTGATTATTCGAAGGGTGGTGATGGAAAATTGAGTGGATTGAGAATAAAACAAAAGAGATTTGCAGATGAGTACATCATCTCAGGTAATGCGACGGAAGCCTATAAGAAAGCAGGTTATCGTGTTTCTAGTGATAGAGTGGCAGGCGTTGAAGGACATAAGTTACTAAAGAATCCTAAGATTAAAAGTTATATAGATGAACGGTTGAAACAGCTTGATTCTGAAAAAATCGCAGACCAGCAAGAAGTCCTTAGTTATCTAACCTCGGTAATGCGAGGAGAGACGCAAGAACAGACTTTGATAAGCATCGGAGAATTGGGTCAAACGATTACGGATATTGATGTTGGAGCAAAAGACAGAATCAAGGCAGCCGAACTATTAGGAAAACGTCATAGGCTTTGGACAGACAAAGTAGAGGCAGACGTTTCTGGAACGGTGGTGTTTGCAAATGAGTCAGACATACCAGATTAAGCAAAACGATATTGTCGTTGACTTACCTAAGACAGTAGGAGCTGGGTACGGACAGTTCTGGCGCTCAAGAAATCTTTATCGTGTTGTAAAAGGGTCCCGTGGTTCGAAGAAGTCCAAGACAACCGCTTTGAATTATGTTATCCGTCTTTTGAAATATACTTGGGCTAACTTGCTTGTCATTCGTAGATATTCGAATACGAACAAGCAATCGACTTATACGGATTTTAAGTGGGCTGCTAATCAGTTAAAGGTCGCTCATAAATTCAAATTCAATGAGTCTTTGCCTGAAATAACCATAAAAGCGACTGGTCAAAAAATCCTATTCCGTGGTTTGGATGATGAACTCAAAATCACATCTATCACGGTCGATGTCGGCAGTCTTTGTTGGGCATGGTTCGAGGAAGCATATCAAATTGAGACTGAAGACAAGTTCAGCACGGTTGTTGAGTCTATCCGTGGTAGCTTAGATGTACCTGATTTCTTTAAACAAATCACAGTCACATTTAACCCGTGGAATGAGAGGCATTGGCTCAAGCGTGTATTCTTCGATGAAGAGACGAGACGGGCTGACACATTCGCTACTACAACCACTTACAAATGCAATGAGTGGCTTGATGAAGTCGATATTAAGCGCTATGAGGACTTGTATCACACAAATCCAAGGCGTGCGAGAATCGTTTGTGATGGTGAATGGGGAGTTGCTGAAGGTTTAATCTATGAGAACGTGACCGTCAAGGATTTCGATAAGGATGAATTGCTACGAGATTCAGCTAATAAGTTATGTATCGGTCTTGACTTTGGTTTTACTCACGATCCAACCGCTTTGTGTTGTTCGTTGATAAATGACACGACGAAAGAGATTTATGTCTTTGATGAGGCGTATAAAGTCGGATTGATAACCAAAGAAGTTGCGAAGATGATAAAAGACAAAGGTTATCATCGCTCACAAATCATTGCTGATAGCGCAGAGTCACGGCTGATTGAAGAGCTCAGGTCAGAACATGGCATATCTAGAATAAAAGAGAGTCGGAAAGGTAAGGATAGTATTATGGCAGGCGTATCCAAATTGCAAGGATACACTATTTATGTGCATCCAGATTGTAAAAACATCATGGATGAATTTTATAGTTATTGCTACCAGCGAGATAAAGAAGGCAACTGGTTGAATAAACCAGAGGATAAAAACAACCACTTGATGGACGCTTTGCGTTACAGCCTTCAATGTATCGAAGGTGGGAAAGCAACCGTCCGCAGACGTTCTGATTATGGTCTATAGAGAGGAAAGACATGTACCAATATTTAACCTATCCACGGGATGGATATGATGAGGGTTCTTTGAAGAAAGACCTGATTTACAAATTGATAACGATACATAACACTGAAAGCTCACATTTGAAGAAGCTTAAAAGCTACTACATGGGTGAGCATGCTATCTTAAAACACACGAGACGCAACGTGAACGCACCCAATTACAAGACGGTAGCTAATCATGCCAAGGATATCGCAGACACGGCTACGGGCTATTTTATGGGCAATCCTATCAAGTATAACAATACTGCTGACGGTGATATCGATGAACTACTTACAGCCTTTGATGGTGCTGAGATTGACCAAGTAGATGCTCAGAATGCTTTGAACATGGCTATCTATGGTCGTGCTTACGAGTACATCTATGCTAAAGAAGGATTGACTGAGTTGGATTCAACTAGTATTGATCCGGAGAATACTTTCATGGTCTACGATGATAGTATTGAGCGGAAGCCTTTGTTTGCGGTCTATTACTATGAAGTAAAAGACGATACGAAAGACACTACCAAGTACCAGGCTGAGGTCTTTACCGAAAATCTGCACTATCACATGGTGCTGAGAAGTACAGATTCAGGAACAACTCAGAGCGAGGAGGCAACCCCTCACAACCTTGGTCAAATCCCAATTATCGAGTATCGCAATAATCACTTTGCGATTGGCGACTACGAGCAACAGATTAGCTTGATAGACGCTTATAATTCCTTGATGGGGAATCGTGTCAATGATAAGGAACAGGCTGTAGAGTCTATACTTGTCTTGTATGGCACGCAGTTAGCAGACACTCCAGAAGACGCTAAGGTAGCAATGAAGATTCTTTCTGAAGAAGGTCTTTTGGAATTGCCGGGCGATAGTGCAAGGGCTGAGTTCTTGAAGAATACGCTGGACGAAAGTGCTACTGAAATCTTGCGTACAGCTCTTAAAGAGGACATCTACACATTTAGCCATGTGCCTAATTTGACTGATGAGAATTTCGCAGGGAATACATCAGGCGTAGCCATGGAATTTAAGCTGATGGGCCTTGAGATGATTACTAAGACCAAGGAAGCGAACTATAAGCGAGGATTGCGTCAGCGTATTGCGATTTTTGCTCATTACTTAGGCATGAAGCAGATTGCTTTAGAGTCTCATTCAATCGTTCCACAATTCAGTCGTGGTTTGCCTAAGAACTTGTTAGAAATCTCTCAGATTGTGAACAATTTGGAAGGCAAAGTGACCAATAGACAGCTTATTTCTCTCTTGCCGTTTGTGGAAGACCCTGACGCTGAGCTGGAAGCCTTGGAAGAAGAGAAAAAGAAGAACATGGAAGACATGCCGATGTTCAACAAAGACAACACGAAACCCGAAGACGAGGTAGAGGATGAAGAATCAGGAGTATTGGGCGAAGAGGAAAGCCAATCTGATTTACCAGCAGATGGACAAGGCCGAAAAGCAGGCAGACCAGTTCGATAAAGTCTATCAGGAAGCCAAGACTTACTTGGATAAGGAAGTCAATAAGATTTTTGATAAGTTCCAACGTGATTATGGTCTAAGTCAGGTAGAAGCTAGACAAGTATTGAAGAACATGAAAGACAAGAAAAATCTGAATGAACTTCGTAAAGTACTTGAAGCGAGACCGAATGACCCGAACATCCAAAGATTACTAGCTGACTTAGACAGCCCAGCTTATTCTTTCCGTATGAAGCGCCTAGAGCGTTTGAGCGACGATTTAGACCGTATGCGTGAATCTATCTATCATTCAGAGAAGACAGGCTCAGACGCCTTTTATAGCGACTTGATGAAGGATAGTTACTACAAGGCTACCTTTGACCTGCAGCAGCAGACAGGACTAGCATATGGCTTTTCTGGGCTTCCTGAGAACGAGATTAAACATCTACAGTCTTTTAGTTGGGTAGGAGATGGAAGTACGTACTCTACAGACATCTGGAAGAATACGGGGAAGCTTACTTCTAGCATAAAAGATGAACTACTTATGAGCCTCATGACAGGCCGAGATACACGAGAAACTGCACAAGCAATTGCTGAGAGGTTCAATGTAGGTCAGAACGATGCAAGACGTTTGGTTCGGACAGAATCAGCCTTTTTTCATAACCAAATGGAACTACTCAGCTATGAAGAAGCAGACATAGAAAAGTATATCTTTGTGGCCGTCTTAGACAAGCGTACATCACGGATTTGTCAGGAGCATGACAATCAGGTCTATGATAGGGACAAGGCTGTCCCTGGCGTCAATTGTCCACCTATGCATCCGTGGTGCAGGTCTACTACTGTCGGATACGATGAGGACGCAGACTACAGCAAGCTGAAGCGCAGAGCAAGGAATCCAAAAACAGGGAAGACCGAGCTAGTGCCTGCCGATATGACTTATAAAGAGTGGTATAGCAAGTATGTGGATGGCAATAGAGAGTCTATTAAACGTAAAGCGTTTGATAAAACTATTAAAGATGGTATAATAGTAAGTGTATCAGGGACTACAATTGGACACACTCCGCCTGGCAAAATAGGTTTGCCTAATAGTGTAGTTCAGCATAATGCTACAAACGGAGATGTCCTTGGTAGAACTTACTATGATGCTAGAGGTTTTAAAACGAAGGATGTTCATTTTACAAACCATAAACAACCGGCACGTCATCCTTATGGAAAAATCGGAGAACATGCTCATGATTTTGTATTTGATGATGAAGGTAAGTTCGTTAGTAGGAGTACTAGGGAATTAACAGACGATGAAAGAAAGGAGAATCAAGATATATTATGGCGATATTAGATGATTTACAAGCGTTATATGATAATGGATGGGACGCTTCTTTTAATTTTAATGGTCAAGTATGTGGCATTTTCCCTAATTCTATTTATGATATTGTTGTTATTATTGCGGACGACGAATATAGAGCATCTTCTTTTGACGATTTGATTTCTTTACAGATTGAAGGGAAAACTTTACCGGAAATCATGAACGAAGTTGAAGTACAATATGGCTAAAGCACCTAGAGAGATCTAAGTGCTTTTTTCGTACCCAGAAAGGAGTGAGGAATGAAATACCGTAAAAAACCAGTAGTGGTCGAGGCTGTGCAGTGGAACGGCAATAACCATAAAGAGGTAATTAACTTTGCAGAAAATAAGATTTGGTTTGATGCACTTGGGAATATATGGATTGCTACACTTGAAGGTGATATGGTAGCTAAAAAAGGGGATTATATTATCAAAGGCGTGCAAGGAGAATATTATCCATGCAAGCCGGATATTTTTGCAGAAACATACGAAAAAACGGAGGAATAAAATGTTAGAAAAAGCAAAACAATTGGCATCGCAAGAATTTTCACGCTTATCAGGTCGTGAAATCAAAGCAGAAGACTGCTTTGTAGTTTGGTTTAGCAAGACCCTGCAAAACTGGAAAGCTCTTGTTAGTACGAACGCAATTACATCAAGCGAACCTTGTGGAGATTATGCAGAAATTACGCATAATGGAGATAAGAATGAGACTTATGTGGATGTTTACGCCAAGGTTTCAAATCGTGCCATTAAAGATTAGGAGGTGATCCAACATCTTGACTTGCAGGAATAGACTGCTATAAATTACTGTAAATTGCTATAAACCGCATCGAAATCGAGGCGGTTTTCTTATGCCCTAACCGTATGGAATCCCGTACGGTTTTTATATTGTCCAAACTGTACCGATGACAATAAAAGCTGTGCTGTTCCGTCGCCGGACGTAAAGCGAGATTATCGAGTGGCGACGTAATCGCTGGAGGACAATTATGTCAGAAGAAATCAATGCAACTGTATCTACTGAATCAACTGAGACTGTCGACACTCAAGAAAATGTTGATACAGTGCAAGAAGAAAAGCACGAACGAACTTTCACTCGTGCTGAAATCGGTAAGATGCTATCTGCCGAACGCTCTAAATGGGAAGCTGAGCAAGAAGCCAAGGAAAACGAAGCTAAGAAACTTGCCAAGATGAACGCTGACGAGAAACAGAAATATCAGTTGGATCAGCGTGAGCAAGAACTAGCTGACCGTGAAAAGGCTATTGCTCGTAAGGAATTGACCGCAGAGGCTAAAGCAATGCTAAGTGAACGTGACTTACCTGTTGAGTTAGTAAATGTAGTCGATTTGACAAGCGCAGAGACGGTATCACAGTCTGTCGCTGTATTGCAGAAATCATGGGAGCAAGCCGTGCAAAAAGGCGTACAAGAAAAGCTAAAAGGCGGAGCTCCAATGAAGCAAGCGCCAGTCGATAGTGACGGTATCACAAAAGAAGAATTTGCTCGTATGGGGTATCAGAGTCGAAATGAACTCTATCAAAAGAACCCAGAACTCTATAAGAAATTGAAAGGTTAAAATAAATGACAGCAGGACAAACTAAATTAGCCACTATGGTTAACCCAGAAGTGATGGCGGACATGGTTTCCGCTAAACTACCTAAATTGATTAAATTCACTCCGCTTGCTTATGTGGAAACAGCGCTCCAAGGACAACCAGGGAACACTTTGACAGTTCCAGCTTGGGAGTACGCAGGAGATGCGACAGAGGTTGGAGAAGGTCAAGCTATTTCTCCAGACCAATTGACTACTAAAAAGACCACTATGACCATCAAAAAGGCTGCTAAAGGTTATGAAATTACCGATGAAGCTCTTTTGTCAGGTCTTGGCGACCCACTAGGTCAAGCTACTTATCAGCTTGGTTTGGCTATTGCTAACAAGATTGATGATGATTTGGTCGCAGTAGCTAAAACTGCAACACAACATATTACAGAAACTCCTACAACTCTTGCAGCAATTGATAAAGCTCTTGAGATTTTTGAGGACGAAGAAGATGCGCAATATGTTGCTATCATCAACCCTAAAGATGCTATCAAGCTAAAAACTGACGTAGCAAAAGAATGGATTAAAGGTTCAGAGCTTGGAGCAAATATGGTTGTTTCTGGAACCTTCGGTGAAGTTGATGGTGTGCAAATCGTGCGCTCTAAAAAAGTTGATGAAGGTAAAGGCTTCCTTGTTAAAGTGTCACCAAGTCAAACTCAGACAGACGACGCTAACAAATATGGAGCTTTTGTTATCTTGCTTAAACGTGATGTGGCTATCGAAACAGACCGCGATATCTTGAAGAAGACTACCGTAATCACAGGTGATGAACACTACGGCGTTTACCTTTACGACCCTACACGAGTTGTAAAATTCGGTGGCGCGTAAGAGGTGACGATATGAGTTTATTGCTACGACGTCATTATATTCAAGAAGAGCAGGTTAACCAGTATTCTGATTTAGAGAATAAAACTCTAGAAGAGTTGAAGGATCTAGCGAAAGAAGCAGGTGTAGCAGGCGCTTATAAGTTGACAAAAGCCGAAATTGTAGAAGTTTTGGAGGAACTAAAAAGTGAAATTTAAAATCAAACAAGATTTCTATGATTGGGAATCAAATGTGAAACGACTGGCAGGAGAGGAACTTGAGATTACTGAGGAGCGCTATGCTGAGCTGGCTGACAATATTGCCAGCAACGGTGTCGCTATCTCAGATGTTCTTGAGGAAATCTTTCCTAAACCTGAGTTCTTAGAAGAGGATTGATATGTCTATAGAGTTGCTGAAGAAATTAACAGGCGAAGAAGATACTCAGCTTCTCATGTTGCTCCAAACAAGGGCTACAAATCTTATCTTGTCAGAGACTAATCGCACATCTTTGACACCTGCTTTAAGTCTTTTGATACCTGAGGTTGCTATCGAGCTCCACAACCGCTCAGGAGCGGAAGGAGAGTGTTCTAGAACCGAAGGTGGTATAGAAGTAGTCTACGGAGAAAACGGCCTGTCTACGGGCCTTTTACAGCGTATACGTATGCATAGACTAGCAAGGGTGGCAGGCCATGTTTTTGAAGCAGAGTAGACTGAAACCTTATCCAATGCGACGGTTTGAAAAGACTGTCACTGAGGAAGGTGTCGCAAAAGAAGGATATGTCAAGGAAGCTGAGACAATCCGTCTTGAGTTGTGGCCAGCTAGTAGTAAACTACAGTCTGAATTGTATGGCGAGCGTGTCAATGATATTTTGAACGCAAATGCCAACAAGTCAGCTACAATCAAAGTGAAAGATGGTGTGTGTATCGATAGCCAGACAGAAGTGACTCACAGGGTTATTTCTAAAAAGGTCTACACACATCATCAAGTTTTGGAGTTAGAGCGTGTCAGGGCTACTAGGGGCAGATAGGCTCATAGCTAAATGTAGACGATTGGCTAGTAAAAAAACTGGCGAGGATATCGTCTTACGTGCGGTACACAATGCTACTATAAAGGTTGTCCAAGCAGATGCAAGAAGACTCGCACCAGCGAGAGATGGAGAGCTTATAACTAGTATCAAAACTAGGGCAAAAATGGACGGAGATAAGGCTATAGGCGAGGTTTACACCAACCTAAAATACGCTCCTTACGTTGAGTTTGGAACGGGACCAAAAGGACAAGCTAGCCATTCTGGTATCTCTCCAGAGGTCAGCGTAACTTACAAGTCTAGTCCGTGGTATGTGCATGAAGACCAAATCAATGTAGGACCTTACCACTTTCAAAAGATTGGGGAGTTCTACAAGATGTATGGTCAACCTGCCCAGCCTTATCTTTATCCAGCTTTGAGAGACAATCAAGAGCGTGTGTCTAAGAATATTTCGAATTATGTCCGTAGAAAGATAAGAGAACAAATAAAATGATTAATATCAAGCCTGTTATTTATAAAGAATTGCAAAAGGTCGCAGATAATGTGACTGATACTTATCCTAGCGATTGGGAGACTTTCCCAGTCGTTATTTTTTTAGAAGAACAAAACAAGCCGGGTGATTGGTTTGATGACCAGGAACAAAAATCATCTATCCGCTATAAGGTGGATATCTTTGATGATACCAGCACTAGTGAGTTAGCTGTTAAAATCAATCAGATTTTTGAGTCTTTAGGTTTGCGAAGAACCGACTGCCAAGACGTGCCAGACCCGTCTCATTTGAGACATAAGGTCATGCGCTTTGAAGGTGTCGTTGATTTAGACTCAGAGCTTGTTTTTCAATTTAGAATGGAGAATTAAACATGTTAGCAAATGGAATTACGCTATCTTATGGCGAAGCTAAAGGAACTTATACTAAACTTGTTGGATTGAAAGAAGTGCCAGAGTTTGGTATTGAACTCGAAAAAGTAGAAAATACTACTCTTGAAGATACAGTGAAGAAGTACGAGTTTGGTATTGGGGACATAGGAGAACTTGAGTACAAGTTCTCTTATAATAATTCAAGCGCAACTGCTCCTTATCGTGTATTGCGTAAGGCAGCAGACGACAAGAAGAAACTCTACTTCGAGCAAGCATACCCAGACGGTACTAAGGTCAATTTTGAAGGTCAAGTATCTGTTAAGTTAGGCGGTGGCGGTGTCAATGCCGTTATCGAGTTCACACTTAAGATTGCCTTGCAGTCAGAGTTGGAATTTACAGACGGTGTTGGAGGTTAATTAAATGGCGTTAAAATACACAGCTTGGAAAGTTACTGACGAAAAAGAGTTGAAGCTACGTTTGACATCTCATCAAGCTGCAACTGTGGAAGAAAAAATCGGCATGAACTTGCTAAAGATTTTCATGCCTGAAGCTGGCGAAGAGTTCACTTTACCGCCTTTGAAAGTTATGCTGTTGTTAGTTCACGGCGCCTTGCAGCAGTATGAACATGGGTATTCTCTTGAGGATGTCTATGATCTATACGATGAGTACGTGGACAATGGGGGAGACCAAACAACTTTCATGACAGAGGTTTTAATGCCACTATTTGAAGTATCGGGTTTTACTCCACGAGGAAGCAAGAACAAGAAAACTTCCAAGAAGAAAATGACAGTAGTCGAGTAATCTTAACAGTAACGCAGATTATTGAGAGGCTTTATCCTATGTTTTTGGACATTGGAGGCAAGCCTCTTGATTTTTGGGATTTGACGGTGCTTGAAATCAGAGAAATGATTGAAAGCTACAACCGTGTCAAAACCCAAGAGCGTAAAGAGAAGATTATTGACTCATACAGACTTTCGCAGATGATTTCCAATCACGTTTCTTTATTACTGTCCAATGACGCTAAGATTGTTGAGTTCTGGGAGTATGCGCCTGAGTTATTTGTAGAAGAACAACAAGCGGTAGAACTGGAACGACAGAAACAAGCACTTTTGTTGCATAAGGAACGGATGCGTGAATTTGCAGAGAGACATAATCGAAAAAGGAAGGAGGAAGTAAATGGCAACTCTTGATGAATTGAAAGTCATGATTGACGCTGAGATAGCGCCTTTCAGGAAAAAGATGAAAGAAGTCGAGAATCAGGTCAAAGGAACATCTGACCGAGTGAAAAATGCTACTGCCAAAGTTCGTGAACAGTCGAACTCAATCGGTAGTGCGTTTGGTAAGCTGGCTAAGTTCGCTGGTTTTGCAATCCTTGGTAAGAAATTACTTGATGTTGGGATGTATTCAACGCAGACGGCTCTTGAAGTATCAGCGTCTATGAACCAAATCAAGCGACAGATGGGCGAGAGTTCGCAATCTTTCTTAAAATGGGTTAACGATAACGCCAACGCTATGAATATGGGTGTGGGTGAGGCTACCAACTACGGTGCAGTCTATTCAAACTTATTTTCTGGATTTATCGAAGATACCAACAAGCTAAGTGCTTATACTGCTAAGATGTTGCAGACATCGGCAGTGGTTGCTGAAGGTTCAGGGCGCACGATTACAGACGTTATGGAGCGGATTCGCTCAGGGTTACTAGGGAACACCGAAGCAATTGAGGACCTAGGAATCAACGTCAATGTAGCTATGATTGAATCCACTGAAGCCTTTAAGAAGTTCGCAAACGGACAAAGCTGGCAACAATTAGACTACCAAACCCAGCAACAAATCCGCCTTATGGCTATCCTGGAACAGGCCACAGCTAAGTATGGGAATACCTTGTCTAATTCTGTAAATGGTCGTATCAGCCTGTTTAAGTCGCTGATGAAGGACGCAGCATTGAACCTTGGTAACTCTATGTTACCGATTATCAATGCCATTATGCCTGTCTTGAACTCTTTTGCTATGGTTTTGAAGAACGTGACTGCTAAACTCGCTGAGTTTATCGCTTTGATGTTCAACAAGAAAGCAACAGTGAAAGATGGTGTTGGTGGAGCAGTTGGAGACATGGGTAACGCCATGAAGGATGTTGCAGGCGGAGCAGGAGACCTTGCTGATGCAGTAGACGACGCTGGAGATTCAGCAGGAGGACTTGCTGACAATCTTGGAGACTCCGCCAAAAACGCTAAGAAGGCCGCTAAAGAGTTGCTAGGTCTTTTGGGATTTGATGAGATTAACATCTTGCAAAAACCAAAAGATGACGACGCAGGCGGTTCTGGAGGCGGTGGCAAAGGTGGTAAAGGAAAGGGAGGCGGTGGCGGACCTTTCAAAGACATCTTGCCAGAAGTCGAGTTGACCGACATGGACAACAAATTCAAGAGCATTTTTGATGGTCTTGGAGATAAGCTCAAAGGGTTGTTTGACCTCTTCAAGAAAGGTTTTGATGCAGCATTTAGACCAGAAGGTATAAAACGCATTAAGACTGCCTTAGACCAAATAGCTAAGACAATGGGAGAAATCGCCACTGACCCAAGGGTTGTGAATGCCTTTAACCGAATGGCTGAGAAAATTGCTTATGCTTTAGGGCAAGTGACAGGCTCAATAACCACTATCGGGCTAGGTATCGGTGTTTTCCTTGCCGAAAGTATTGCAAATGGCCTTGGAAGGCAAAAAGAACGCATTACCAGGGCGCTAGTCGCTTTGTTTGATAATGTTGGTAACCTTTCCGAGGCAGTAGGAAACATAGCTCAGGACTTTTCTAGTGCTTTCTACGACGTCATTACCTCAACTGGTGCGGTTCGTATCGGTAGCGCTATTGTGTCAACTCTGTTGAGTTTGACATCTACCATTGTTGAAGTTGGTAGTAAATTAGCAGGAAGTTTGTTTAAAGGTTTTGAAAAAGTCGTTGTGACAAGCGCTCCTAAAATTTCATCAGTCTTCCAAAGTTTATTAGATACTGTTGCGCCTGTATTTGAGAGCATTGAAAGGTCTGTTAACAAATTTGGCGATGGCTTAAGTCGTGTTTATGATGAACATGTAGTCCCTGCTATTAACTCTATTGCTAATGCTTTTAATGGGCTAATTGACATTATTCAGATTCTCTGGGAGAATTCCTGGCAACCTTTTGCTGAGTTTTTATCAGGAGTATTCGGTGTTAGTATTGAAGGAATTTCAGATTTATTAGGAGGTGGCCTTTTAGCCATTTTGGGACTATTGGCGGATACTATTAAGTTAGTGGCAGATGGTTTCACCGTTTTTTCTGACTGGTGTAAAGAAAACAAAGAACCTATCGTAGCTTTGATAACAACTTGGCAAACGATTAATTTCTTATCATGGGCAGAACAAGCTGGAGGACTTGCAGGAGCATTCAGCTTGTTAGGTAGTAAGGTCTCTTTGATTGTTGGAGGAATTAAGAATCTAGGTCTTGCTATTAAAGCATTGACATTTGATAAGTTGGTCAGTTTTGCTGAAACAATCTATTTGAACACCTTATATGCAAAAGATTTTGTGGTCAATTCAGGTAAAACAATTGCACAGCTAGGAAAAACTGCTTTAGAACTTGGTAAATCAGCTCTAGCATGGACTGCTCATGCAGCGAAAATGGGATTAGCAACCGCGGCGGAATTTGCACATTCTGTTGCAGCAGGAGTCGCTACAGCTGCAACATGGGCTTTTAATGCAGCGTTAGCAGTTTTGACAAGTCCAATAACATGGATTATTGCAGCAATCGCAGCTTTGATTGCTATTGGTGTTTTGCTCTATCAAAACTGGGACACTGTTGTTGAGTTTGCTAAAACTGCATGGCAAGGACTATGTGATTTTATCAGTGGTATTTGTCAAGCGATTGGCGAATTTTTCAGCGGTCTATGGACGAAACTCCAAGAAATCTTTGAGCCAATAGGTCAATGGTTTAGCGAGAAGTTCCAGCAAGCATGGGATGCTATTGGAAATATATTTGGCAACTTAGGCTCTTGGTTTGGTGGCCGTTGGAATGATTCTAAAAACGCACTTGCCGAAGCAAATACTTGGCTTGGTGATAAGTTCAAGTCAGGTCGGGATAAAGTGAACTCAGCTTTTGAAAAAGTTGGCTCTTGGTTCGGTGACCGTTGGAATGATATCAAAGATGGAGTGAAAGAAGCTGATACATGGTTTGGAGAGAAATTTGAGAGTGCAAAAAAGAAAACTCAGAATCCTTTCCAAAAAATCGGTTCTTGGTTTGGCGATAGATGGAAAGATATGCAAGATGCCTTGAAAGAAATCCCCAACTGGTTCAAGAATCTGTTTAATGATGCAATGGATAATGCTAAAAACATCGTTAAAAGTGGTATCGATAAACTAAAAAGCTTCTTTAACTTTGATTGGAGCTTACCAAAAATCAAACTCCCTCACTTTAATATATCTGGTAGCTTCAGCTTGATGCCTCCTAGAATTCCATCATTCTCTGTAGATTGGTATGCACGAGGTGGTGTATTCAACTCTCCTAGCATCATTGGGGTCGGAGAAGCTGGTCAAGAAGCGGTAATGCCTCTTGAACGGAATACAGGATGGATTTCTATCTTGGCTCAAAAACTGGCTGAAAGAATGCCTGCTAATAATGTACCTACAGGTTATTTATTACCGGCTGGCGACATCGTTATCCAAATCGCAGGACATGAGTTCGGTCGGGTAGCAATCCAAGAAATTAACAAGGAACATGAACGAGCAGGTCAAACCTTGCTCAAGATTTAGGAGGTTAAATGGCACAATTGACAATCAATGGGGTGGCTGTGAAGCCTCCCAAATCTTTTCAAGTCGGTATTCAAGATATCGATGGAGAGACAGGGCGTAATGCCAATGGCGACATGGTGCGTGACCGTATCACGACCAAACGCAAACTAGACTGTGAATGGGGTATGATGACTCAGGGAGAAATAAGTCAGCTTTTACATGCTGTATCATCTAAATTTTTTGAGGTATCTTATCCAGACCCCATGGATGGCCAAGTCACAAAGACTTTCTATGTCGGTGATAGGACAGCTCCTAGCTATACCTTTACTGAGAAGTTTAAACCTTGGTCTGGCGCTAAATTTAATCTGGTAGAGAGGTAAGAAAATGGACGCTTTAACTAGACGACAATTTGACAGAGCCATGTTTGCCAAGGAAAGGACGCTGGCTATTCGTGTTGGTGATTATGCTTCACGGGATATCAAAGAGGCTAGTTTTGAGTATGGCTACATTAAGGGCGATACTTATAAGCCTGGTGGAACCTGCGCTGGTAGCGGTAAAATTACCTTTACCAGTATCATTACCACGTTCAATAAGCTGGATACCCTGCACCCTGAGATTGGTCTACTGGTTGGGGATACCTATCAGTGGGTCAAGATGGGGGAATACTTCATAAACGATATTGAAATTGACCGAAACCGCAACACAACTACGCTTGAGCTTATGGACGGTATGTTTAAACTTAATCGTGAGTACGTGACGGACTTGCATTTCCCAGCTGAAGTACGAGAGGTTATTCAGGAAATCTGCCTGAAAACAGGCATTGAGTTAGCGAATGACTATTTCGGAATCAGCGCTATGCGTTACCATATCGAGCAAGTTCCTGAAGGTAAGAAACTTTCGTTCAGGGATATGCTGAGCGCTATGACTCAGATGATTGGGATGTCTTGTTTCTTCAACAGAGAAGGCAAGATGGAAATCCGTGATTTGACTGAGTCCAATATCACGATCAACGCTGACAGTTACTTCTTGCATGGCTTGACCAAGAGTGAGATTGAGTATCAGATATCTGGTATCACTTGTAAGACGGACAAGAAGTCTCTGACGGTCGGTATGAAGACAGGTCGGTCTTTGGAACTGGACAATGTCTTCATGACCCAGAGCGCTTTAAATGACTTGTATTACAAACTGAAAAACCTAACTTACTATCCGTATAATCTCAACTACCAAGGACATTTGTTACTTGAGGTTGGGCAGTGGGTAACCATTCAGACCAACAAGAAAGAGACTTTTAAAGTTCCCGTGTTAAGTCAGAGCTTTACCTTTAAGGGTGGTCTGAGAGGTCGTATCAGTGCAGATAGTAAGGCTGGAAATGATACTCAGTATTCTTACGAGGGAACGATTACTAAGCAGATAAAGCAACAAGATGGCGTTGAAGCAAAAATCCAAGCGCAGATTGAAGCAGCAGATAAAGATTTTGACCAAAAGGTCGACAAAATCAAAAAAGACTTTAACGATCAAGTAGAACTGGCCAAAGCCAGAGCTGAAGAAGTCAAGAGAGAACTGTCTGACACTATCAATCAGCGATTTAATAGCTTTGACAACGGGCCATTGAAAGAAACTAAGAGCAAGGCTGAGGAAGCTTTGCGAAATGCTGGCGCAAGTACCCTGCTTGCACAGGAAGCTAAGCGGATTGGGCTGGATTCTGTCGCTAGACTTGAAGCGTTTAAGTCGCAGACTACGAGCGCACAAATGGCTCTGTCGGGTGACTTGGACGCTCTGAAACGGACTATCGCGAATGATATTCGACCGAAGCAAGCACAGGCTGAAGCTGAGATTGCCAAGCAA